AATGTTAATCCTTATGTTTCTCCTGCGGGATTTACAAGAGGAAATATAAAAGGCGCAGAATTTATAGCGTATGTACCAAATAATGCTGAAAGAGATGATTTGTATCTAAATGGAATCAATCCAATAGCATCATTTCCTGGAAAAGGAAAAGTTCTATTTGGTGATAAAACATTGTTAGCAAGACCATCGTCTTTTGATAGAATTAATGTACGTAGACTTTTCATTATTCTAGAAAAAGCTATAGCAAATGCGGCTGAAAATTTATTATTTGAATTTAATGATGAATTTACACGATTAAATTTTGTTTCTATAGTTGAGCCTTTTTTAAGAGAAGTTCAATCATCGAGGGGTATAGAAAGTTTTAAAGTGATATGTGATGGTTCAAATAATACGTCTGCTGTTATAAATAGAAATGAGTTTAGGGGAGATATTTTTATTAAACCCACTAAATCTATTAATTTTATTGGATTAAACTTTGTGGCAGTTGCTTCTGGAGTTGAATTTTCTGAAGTCGTTAACGCAATTTAAGGAGAAAAGTAAATGGCATTTAATATACAAAATTTTAGAGAGGCAATGCAATATGATGGGCAAAGACCTAATTTATTTAGAGTAACTATGCCAACCAAAGGAGCCATCTTTAATGGAACAGATTTATCACTATTTGCTAAAGCGACATCAATACCAGGCGCTACACTTGGAACAATTATAGTTCCTTATTTTGGTAGAGAAGTTAAAATGGCGGGAAATAGAACTTTTCCTGAGTGGACAATAACAGTTATTAATGATGAAACTTTTGCAGTAAGATCACAATTTGAAAATTGGATGGATCATATAAATTCACATGCTTCGAATACTAGAAAAGCTGGTTCAGGTCAAGGTGCCTACACGAATACAGCAAAAGTTGAGCAATTTAGTAAAAGCGGTCCTTCTACTGCGATTACAGCAGTTTATTCATTTCACAATATATTTCCAACTGATCTTTCAGAAATTACTTTAGATTGGGGAGATAATGATGTTGTTGAAGAATATACTGTAACTTTTTCATATGATTATTGGTTACGAGAAATTAAATCTGCCGCTCCGGCTACCTATGGTATTGCGGCGTCGGATATCTTGGAAGTCGCAGAAGCATAGTAGATAAATTTTCAAAAATACATAATTTTCTGATTTTGCGAGTGAATAAATATAAATTAGTAGTATATTGTATTATATTTATTTAACTCGCATTCAGGAAATTACATGCCTATTGAACTATTCGGTTTTTCAATCGGAAAAAAAGAACAGAAAAACGTAAAAGCCCAAACTTTTGCTGAAGCAGAATATGAAGACGGAGCATTGACTGTAGCATCTGGTGGTGTCTATGGAACATATGTTGATACAGAAGGGGCTGTAAAAAGTGAGTCTGAACTAATAAACAGATATCGTGATATGGGTCTTCAAGCAGAAGTAGAAAATGCTATTGATGATATTATCAATGAAGCAATTGTGGCGGCGAAAGACAAACCTCTCATAAGAATTAATGTAGACAATTTAAATGTTTCTGAGCCCATCAGAGATAAAATAAGACTAGAATTTAAGCAAATAAGTAAACTTCTAGATATACAAAATCTAGGACATGATATTTTTAGAAGATGGTATATTGATGGTAGAATTTATTATCATGTTATTGTCGATGAAAATAATATGGAAAAAGGCATTCATGAATTAAGAGTATTAGATCCTAGAAAAATAAAGAAAATTCGAGAAAAGAAAAAAGAAAAACAGCCGGATGGTAAAGTAAAAACAACCATTACAGAATATTATGTTTATAATCAAAAGGGAATTTATCAATCACAAGGACAAGTAATCGGAACTGCTTTTACAAGTGCCGCTAGTGGTTTAAAAATAGCTCCTGATGCGATTGTATATACACATTCAGGACTGATGAATGCTACCCGTTCATTGGTTTTATCCTACCTACACAAAGCAATTAAACCATTAAATCAATTAAGAATGATTGAAGATTCTCTGGTAATTTATCGTATTTCACGGGCACCAGAGAGGAGAATTTTTTATGTTGATGTTGGTAACCTACCTAAATTAAAAGCAGAACAATACATGCGTGATTTAATGACCAGATATAAAAACAAACTGGTATATGATGCAAACACTGGTGAAGTTAGAGATGACAGAAAACATATGTCAATGCTTGAAGATTATTGGATGCCGAGAAGAGAGGGTGGGAGAGGAACAGAAATTTCTACTCTACCTGGTGGTTCAAATCTTGGGGACATTGAAGATGTGTTATATTTTCAGAAAAAACTTTACAAATCATTAGGTGTTCCTATTTCAAGACTTGAATCAGAAGCAAATTATACAATTGGTCGTGCTACAGAAATTTCAAGAGATGAAGTTAAATTTACACGTTTTGTTAATAAACTTCAAAGCAGATTTAGTTTAATGTTTGATGAGATTATGGAAAGACAATTAACCCTTAAAGGAATAATGTCTAGAGAAGATTGGAAAAATGTTAAGAATGAAATATTTTATGAGTTTGAAAATGATAGTCATTTTGCAGAAATAAAGCATAATGAACTTTTTCAAGATCGATTAAACATTTTAAGAGATTTACAAGATTATGCTGGAAAATATTGGTCGCATGAATATATTAGAAAGCATATTTTAATGATGACAGATGATGAAGTTAAAACTAATGATGAACAGATGCAAAAAGAGATAGACGATCCTAGATTTTCGGGAGAAGAAGATATGCAGTTCAATTCTGCAGAAATAGATACTACTAATAAACAAATTATTAATGAGGATATTGATAAAAAAATTGAAGAGAAATTTGAAGTTGCGAAAAAAGAAAATGAAATTAAAGATAAAGTGAATGATATTCTTTTTTCTGTTTTAGAAGACGATGAAAAATTTGTAGATTGATCCGGTGTTGGGTGCAGGTACAATAAATGAAAGATGAAGAAAAAGAGTCGAAAGACTTAGATTTAAGTAAAGTTCTAGCTACTGCTCTTGCTTATACTAAAAAACAATTAAAAAAGACTAAAGAAGAACTCGTTGAGGGTGTAAGAGAAATTTTAGACCCTGTTACTGGTGAAAAAGTCAAAGTTCTTGAGATTAAAGGTACTGAAGGATCCAAGGGCGAAAAGGGTGAAAAGGGCTCTGCGGGAGAAGCAGGATCTAAAGGAGAAGCAGGAGAAGCAGGAAGAATTGGTCCACAAGGTGTTCTGGGTCCTAAGGGGGATCTGGGAGATGTTGGTCCCATAGGCCCAAAAGGAGACCAGGGAGAAGCTGGTGATGATGCTGAAGTAACTCGACTTGAGATAGAAATAGAAGGCATCAAAAAAGTTGTTAAAGAAGTTAGTTCAAAAGCAACTCAAACTGCACAAAGAGTAGCAGGAGGAAGCGGTTGGGGTGAAGGCGGTGGCGGAGGAGGAGGAGGAGATGGAACACATGGAACTTCTGGCTCTGCAGGATCATCTGGTGAGACTGATGGAACATCTGGATCTTCTGGTGTTGATGGATCATTTTTAGGCACATCTGGATCTTCTGGTGTTGCTGGAACATCTGGATCTGCTGGATCTGCAGGAAGTGCTGGATCATCTGGTCGTGATGCATCTTCTGGTTCATCTGGAGGAACAGGAAGTCATGGATCATCTGGATCTACAGGTACTTCTGGTTCATCTGGATTAACTTATGCTTCTTCTGGCTCTGCAGGAACCGCGGGATCGTCTGGACAAGATGGTGGTTCTTATATTCATATTCAATCTTCAGCTACACTTGTCTGGCTGATAAATCACAATTTAAATACTAGACCGATAAACATATTAGTAGTAGATACTAATTATAATGTAATTTATCCTGAATCTATTCAATTTATAGATTCAAATAATGTAAAAATAATTTGGCCTACTATACAAGCAGGATTTGCTTCAATTACTTTTGGTGAAGGAAGTTCTGGAACTTCTGGTTCTTCTGGATTAACATATGCTTCTTCTGGGTCTTCTGGAACTGCGGGTTCTGCAGGAAGTTCTGGCTCTACGGGTTCATCTGGTTCTGCAGGAAGCTCTGGTTCTTCAGGAACTATGGGAACTTCTGGATCTTCCGGATCTTCAGGAACTGCTGGAACATCTGGATCAGATGGTGAACAAGGAGAAACTGGACTAGAAGGAACTTCTGGATCGTCAGGAACTACTGGAACACATGGAAGTTCTGGTTCTGCTGGATCGTCAGGAACTGCTGGAACATCTGGATCAGATGGAACAGTAGGAGATACAGGACCTCCAGGAGCTGCCTCCGCTGGATCATCTGGTTCTGCAGGAAGCGCAGGAACTGCTGGATCATCTGGAGTAGATGGACTGCCTGGTGGAAATCATATTCATACTCAATCTTCAGCTACACTTGTCTGGCTGATAAATCACAATTTAAATACACGACCATTAAATATTGAAGTTGTAGATTCTAATTATAATGTAATTATTCCAGAATCTACTCAGTATATAGATTCAAATAATGTAAAAATAATTTTTGCTTCTTCTCAATCAGGATATGCCGCAATAACTTTGGGAGAAGGATCTTCTGGTACTTCGGGAACTTCTGGATTAACATATGCTTCATCTGGGTCTTCTGGAACTTCTGGAACTACTGGATCATCTGGTTCTGCAGGAACTTCTGGAACTGCTGGAACTTCTGGAACTGCGGGATCGTCTGGTCTAGATGGGGGTTTTGGAGGAGCTTCATTTTCATATGTTTATAACACTACACAAGGGACGAATGATCCAGGATCAGGCAAATTAGCATTTACATTAACATCTGGTACTTTTACAACTCCTGATCAAGCTAATAGATTAAGAATAAGTGATACTGATCAAGACGGAACAACAATTGATAATTTTTTACAGACAATTGATGATTCTACTGGTACCCCAAAAGGACATTTACGAATTTATGATAAAGATGATCCTGATGAATTTATGTTATTTAGTATCAATGGATTTGATGGTACTCCAAATCCTTCATGGTATTATGTAAAAGTTACATATTTAAATTCTTCATTAACTGATTTTCAAAATGCAGTTGAACTTGTGGCATCCTTTGCGAGAACTGGTGATGCGGGAACATCTGGAACTACTGGATCTGCTGGCTCTGCAGGAAGCGCAGGTAGTGCTGGTTCTGCTGGTTCTGCTGGAAGTGCTGGAACTGCAGGAAGTGCTGGTAGCTCTGGAACTGGGGGTTCTTCAGGAACTGCTGGATCGTCTGGAAAAACATATGCTTCATCAGGAAGTGCTGGATCGTCTGGACACACTTATGCTTCATCTGGTTCTTCAGGAGAAGCAGGAATTCAGGGAATTCAAGGAAGTAGTGGATCGGCTGGACAAGATGGTGGTTCCTATATTCATCCTCAATCTGTAGCTTCATCTGTCTGGATAATAAATCATAATTTAGGAACTAGACCTTTAAATATTGAAGTTGTAAATTTTGATTATGATGTAATTTATCCAGAATCAATTCGATATATAGACTCTAATACTGCTAAAGTAGTTTTTGCTTCAGCAATAGCAGGATATGCCGCATTAACTTTTGGGGAAGGAAGTTCTGGAACTTCTGGATCTTCGGGAACTTCTGGATCATCTGGTTCTGCAGGAAGCGCAGGGAGTGCTGGTTCTGCTGGCTCTGCAGGAAGTGCTGGTTCATCTGGATTAACATATGCTTCATCTGGATCTTCTGGTTCTACTGGATCTGCAGGAAGTGCTGGAAGTGCTGGTTCTTCTGGACAAGATGGTGGTTCTTATATCCATACTCAATCTGTAGCTTCACTTGTCTGGCATATAAATCATAATTTAGGAACTAGACCTTTAAATATTGAAGTTGTAAATACTAATTATGATGTAATTTTTCCAGAATCAACTCAATATATAACTTCTAATGATGTAAAAATAATCTTTCCTTCAGCAACAGCAGGATGGGCCGCATTAACTTTTGGTGAAGGAAGTTCTGGAACTTCTGGTAGTGCTGGATCATCTGGATTAACATATGCTTCATCTGGCTCTGCTGGCTCTGCAGGAAGTGCTGGAAGTGCTGGTTCTGCAGGAAGCGCAGGAAGTGCAGGAAGTGCAGGAAGTGCTGGTTCTGCTGGTTCATCTGGAACTTCTGGGACATCTGGATCTGCTGGCTCTGCAGGAAGCACAGGAAGTGCTGGTTCTGCAGGAAGTGCTGGCTCTGCTGGTTCTGCTGGTTCTTCTGGAACTTCTGGGACATCTGGTTCTGCTGGCTCTGCAGGAAGCGCAGGAAGTGCAGGAAGTGCAGGAAGTGCTGGTTCTGCTGGTTCATCTGGAACTTCTGGAACTTCTGGGACATCTGGATCTGCTGGCTCTGCAGGATCCGCAGGAAGTGCTGGCTCTGCAGGAAGTGCAGGAAGTGCTGGATCATCTGGTCGTGATGGTGTTTTTGGTGGGGCGGCTTTCGAATATGATTTTGAAGATACATCGTTTACAGGAGCCCCAAGTGATCCAGGTGCTGGTAAACTTGAAGTAGGAATTGATACTGGATCTGCTCCCACAGATTTTTCTACAGTTGACAGAATTTCTATAAGTGAAGTTGATGTAAATGGAACATCAACAGAAAGTTTTTTAAGTCAAGTTCAAACAGCAACATCTGCAATTAAAGGTCATGTAAGAATTCATCGAAAAACGTATTCTGAACAATATGTAATGTTTACAATTTCAAACGTTACTAATGATTCGGGTTTTCAAGAAATAGAAGTTTCAAAAATCGGTGGAGAAAATGCATTTTTTGCTGATGATCAAGATATAGTTGTTACATTTGCAAGAACTGGTGATGCTGGAACATCTGGTTCTGCAGGATCTTCTGGACACACTTATGCTTCTTCTGGTTCATCTGGCTCTGCTGGAACTTCTGGAACTTCTGGAACTTCAGGAACTGCTGGATCATCTGGACAAGATGGTAGTTCTTTTTATCATACACAATCTGTAGCTTCAATGACTTGGTTAATAACTCATAATTTAGGATTGAGGGTTGTAAATGTAGAAGTTACAAATGATAATTATAATTCAATTTTTCCAGAATCAATTCAATTTATAGATGATAGTAATGTAAAAATTGTATTTCCTACAGCAATAGCAGGATATGCCGCATTAACTTATGGAGAAGGAACTTCTGGTACATCAGGAACCGCTGGTTCTTCTGGACATACTTATGCTTCATCTGGTTCTGCTGGAAGCGCAGGAAGTGCTGGTTCTGCAGGTAGTTCTGGAAGTTCAGGAACTGCTGGATCTTCGGGACTTTTACACCTAAATAATTCTGCGGAAGATCGTCTAATTTCTATCAATGCTGATACTGTTACTGGTGATGCAGAAACAAATTTAACATTTGATGGTAATGAATTAAGTGTGACTGGTAAAACGTTTTTGGTAGGTACAAGTGGAACAACTGGATTTGTACAGATGTCTCAAAGAGATGATGTTTCTGGAAATAAACCTACTTTGTCTGCAGGTCAATCTGCAGTTTTTTCAAGTTCTTCGGGGGCAGGAGGAACAGGTATATATTTTAAACAAGGAACTGATGATCCCGATGAATTAGTTTCACGCAAAAAAGCGATAACTTATGGATTAATATTCTAATATGTCAATCGAAACAAATTTAATAGCGAGTACATCATCCGCAACTCCTACTACGGTTTATACTTCATCAGGAGAGTCTGCAATTACAACAATATTTTTTTGTAATACAGATGCTTCAGATAGAATTATAACCGTTTGGATTGTTCCTAGTGGCGACACTTTGGGTGATGAGCATATGATAATGAAGGAATTAACAATAAATGCAACTGATACTTTTGCTTTTGGAAGCGAGAGAATCTTGATGGGTGCAAGTGACACTATTCAAGCAATTGCTGATACAATTAACAAAGTTTCAGTGGTAATTAGTTATACGAGTATTTAATGGCATTATTTCTTAAAGGCGAAAGCCCTGAATTTAGTATAAAAAAATATACAACTTCTGGTTCTGCTGGAAGCGCAGGGAGTGCTGGCTCTGCAGGAAGCGCAGGAAGCGCCGGCTCTGCTGGTTCTGCAGGAAGTGCTGGATCATCTGGTTCTGCTGGAACATCTGGTTCTGCTGGAACTGCTGGAACTTCTGGCTCTGCAGGAAGTGCTGGAAGTGCGGGTTCTGCTGGAACTTCGGGAACTTCTGGGACATCTGGATCTGCTGGCTCTGCAGGAAGCGCAGGAAGCGCAGGAAGCGCAGGAACTTCTGGAACTTCGGGAACTTCTGGGACATCTGGATCTGCTGGCTCTGCAGGAAGTGCTGGAAGTGCTGGAAGTGCAGGTTCTGCTGGGACATCTGGTACTGCTGGTTCTGCAGGAAGTGCTGGCTCTGCAGGAAGCGCAGGAAGCGCAGGAAGCGCAGGAACTTCTGGAACTTCGGGAACTTCTGGGACATCTGGATCTGCTGGCTCTGCAGGAAGCGCAGGAAGTGCTGGAAGTGCAGGTTCTGCTGGCTCCGCAGGAAGTGCTGGTTCTTCTGGAACTTCTGGGACATCTGGTTCTGCTGGTTCTGCAGGAAGTGCTGGCTCTGCTGGTTCTGCAGGAAGTGCTGGCTCTGCTGGTTCATCTGGATTAACTTATGCTTCATCTGGCTCTGCAGGAAGCGCAGGTAGTGCAGGAAGTGCAGGATCATCCGGTCGTGACGGTGGCTCTTATATTCATATACAATCTACACCTGCACTTGTTTGGTTAATACCTTATAATTTAGGAACTAGACCAATAAACATTGTGATTGTTGATAACAATTATAATGTTATTACTCCAGAATCAATTCAATTTATAGATTCAAATAATGCTAAAGTGGTATTTACTTCTGTTCGGGCAGGATTTGCCACATTGACTTTTGGAGAAGCATCTTCTGGTACATCAGGAAGCGCAGGAACTTCTGGATCTTCTGCTTCTGCAGGAACCTCTGGTTCTTCTGGAAGCACAGGAAGCACTGGTTCTGCTGGTTCTGCTGGCTCTGCTGGTTCTACAGGAAGTGCTGGCTCTGCAGGAAGTGCAGGATCATCTGGTCGTGATGGTGGCACTTATCTTCATACTCAGTCTGTAGCAAATTCTGTTTGGCAGATTCCTTATAATCTTAATACACGACCTATAAATTTAGAAGTTGTAGATGAGTATTTTAATGTAATCTATCCAGAATCAACTCAGTATACAGATTCAAATAATGTAAGAATAATATTTCCTTCTGCACGAACAGGATATGCCGCAGTAACTATGGGAGAAGGAAGTTCTGGAACCTCTGGTTCATCTGGATTAACTTATGCTTCATCTGGTTCTGCAGGATCCGCAGGAAGCGCAGGAAGTGCAGGATCATCTGGCTCTGCAGGAAGTGCTGGTTCTGCTGGCTCTGCAGGAAGTGCTGGTTCTGCAGGAACTTCTGGAACATCTGGAACTGCAGGAACCGCAGGAACTTCTGGACAAGATGGTGGTTTTGGTGGTGCATCTTTTGAATATGATTTTGAAAGTACAACATTTACAGGAGCCGCAAGTGATCCAGGTACTGGTATACTTGAAGTAGGAATAGATACTGGATCTGCTCCAACAGATTTTTCTACAGTTGATAGAATTTCTATGAGTGAAGCTGATGTAAATGGTACATCAACTGAAAGTTTTCTAGTTCAACTCCAAACGGCATCATCTGCAATTAAAGGTCATGTAAGACTAGCAGAGTTTCAGAATATGGGCGCCTATGTAATGTTCACTATTACAGATGTTGATAATGATTCGGGGTTTCAAGAATTAACAGTTTCAAAAGTTGGTGGACAAGATACATTATTTTCGGATAATGCTAATATACTTGTTACATTTGCGAGAACTGGTGATGCAGGAACATCTGGAACTTCTGGTTCATCTGGTTCTGCAGGAAGCGCAGGAAGTGCTGGAAGTGCTGGTTCTGCAGGAAGTGCTGGATCTGCTGGTTCTGCTGGTTCTTCTGGAAGCGCAGGAACTTCTGGAACTTCTGCTACTGCTGGCTCTGCTGGTTCTGCAGGAAGCGCAGGAAGTGCTGGCTCTGCTGGCTCTGCAGGAAGTGCTGGTTCTGCAGGAACTGCTGGATCGTCTGGTCAAGATGGTGGTTCTTATATCCATACTCAATCTGTAGCTTCACTTGTTTGGCATATTCCTTATAATCTTAATACACGACCTGTAAATATTGAAATTGTTGATGAGTATTATAATGTAATTATGCCCGAATCTATTCAATTTATAGATTCAAATAATGTAAAAATAATTTTTGATTCTGCAGTAAAGGGTTGGGCGGCAGTAACTTTTGGAGAAGGAAGTTCTGGAACTTCTGGTTCATCTGGATTAACTTATGCTTCATCTGGTTCTTCAGGAACTTCTGGATCTTCTGGAAGCGCAGGAAGTGCTGGCTCTGCTGGTTCTGCTGGAAGCGCAGGATCTGCTGGTTCTGCTGGCTCTGCTGGTTCTGCAGGAACTTCTGGAACTGCAGGAAGTTCTGGTTCTGCTGGAACTGGTGGAACTGCTGGAACATCTGGCTCTGCAGGAAGCGCAGGAAGTGCTGGCTCTGCAGGAAGTGCTGGATCATCTGGGACATCTGGAACCTCTGGATCATCTGGCTCTGCTGGAACTGCTGGAACTGCTGGAAGTGCTGGAAGTGCAGGTTCTGCTGGCTCTGCTGGCTCTGCAGGAACTTCTGGCTCTGCAGGAAGCGCAGGAACTGCTGGAACTGCTGGATCTGCAGGATCTGCAGGAAGTGCTGGTTCTGCTGGTTCTTCTGGAACTTCTGGGACATCTGGTTCTGCAGGAAGTGCTGGTTCTGCAGGTAGTGCTGGTTCTGCTGGCTCTGCAGGAAGTGCAGGATCATCCGGTCGTGATGGTGGCTCGTATATTCATACACAATCTACACCTGCACTTGTTTGGTTAATACCTTATAATTTAACAACTAGACCAATAAACATTGTGATTGTCGATAGCAATTATAATGTAATTTATCCAGAATCAATTCAATTTATAGACTCTGATACTGCTAAAGTAGTCTTTACTTCTGCACAAGCAGGATGGGCCACATTGACTTATGGTGAAGGATCTTCTGGAACATCTGGTTCTTCTGGAACTTCTGGTTCTGCTGGATCTGCAGGAACTGCTGGAACTGCGGGATCATCTGGACAAGATGGAAACTTTGGTGGTGCTTCTTTTCAATTCATTTTTGAAGACACAACATTCTCAGGAGCAGGAAGTGATCCTGGTACTGGTAAAATTGAAGTAGGTATTGATACTGGATCTGCTCCTACTGATTGGTCTACAGTCAATAGACTTTCTGTAAGTGAAACAGATACAAATGGTTCATCGGTTGAAAGTTTTCTAGATCAAGTTGATACATCATCTTCTGCAATTAAGGGTCATATAAAATTATCAAAAACTTTTGATCCATCTGAATATGTAATGTTCACAATTAATGATCTTACTAATAATTCGGGTTATCAAATTATAGAAGTTGATAAAGTTGGAGGAGTAACTTCATTATTTCCTGATGGTGGTACTGTACTTTTTTCTGTTGCAAGAACTGGTGATGTTGGTACATCTGGAACTTCTGGCTCTGCTGGTTCTGCAGGAAGCGCAGGAAGTGCAGGGAGTGCTGGATCTGCAGGAAGTGCTGGATCTTCTGGAACTTCTGGGACATCAGGAACCGCTGGCTCTGCAGGAAGCGCAGGAAGCGCAGGAAGTGCTGGTTCTTCTGGACAAGATGGTGGTTCTTATATTCATACACAATCTACACCTGCACTTGTTTGGCATATTCCTTATAATCTTAATACACGACCTGTAAATATTGAAGTTGTAAATACTAATTATGATGTAATTTTTCCAGAATCAACTCGGTACATAGATTCAAATACTGTAAGAATAGTATTTCCTTCTGCAGTAGCAGGATGGGCGGCAGTAACTTTTGGTGAAGGAAGTTCTGGAACTGCTGGATCTGCTGGATCTTCTGGATTAACATATGCTTCTTCTGGTTCTGCTGGAAGCGCAGGGAGTGCTGGCTCTTCAGGAACTTCTGGAACCGCAGGAACTGCTGGCTCTGCTGGATCTGCTGGATCTTCTGGATTAACATATGCTTCTTCTGGCTCTGCTGGATCTGCAGGAAGTGCTGGCTCTGCTGGTTCTGCAGGAAGCGCAGGAAGTGCTGGAAGTGCAGGTTCTGCTGGATCTGCTGGATCTTCTGGTTATGCTGGAACATCTGGATCATCTGGATCTGCTGGATCTGCAGGAAGTGCTGGAAGCGCAGGAAGCGCAGGAAGCGCAGGAAGTGCTGGTTCTTCTGGACAAGATGGTGGTTCTTATATTCATACTCAATCTGTAGCTTCACTTGTTTGGCATATTCCTTATAATCTTAATACACGACCTGTAAATATTGAAGTTGTAAATACTAATTATGATGTAATTTTTCCAGAATCAACTCAATATATAGATTCAAATACTGCAAGAATAGTATTTCCTATTGCAGTAGCAGGATGGGCGGCAGTAACTTTTGGTGAAGGAAGTTCTGGAACTGCTGGATCTGCTGGATCTTCTGGATTAACATATGCTTCTTCTGGCTCTGCTGGATCTGCAGGAAGTGCTGGATCTTCTGGAACTTCTGGGACATCAGGAACCGCTGGCTCTGCTGGATCTGCTGGATCTTCTGGATTAACATATGCTTCATCTGGTTCGACTGGCTCTGCTGGCTCTGCTGGATCTGCAGGATCTGCAGGAAGTGCTGGCTCTGCAGGAACTTCTGGGTCATCTGGCTCTGCAGGAAGTGCTGGTTCTGCTGGAAGCGCAGGCTCTGCAGGAAGCGCAGGAAGTGCTGGAAGTGCGGGTTCTGCTGGATCTGCTGGATCTTCTGGTAATGCTGGAACATCTGGATCATCTGGAGCAGATGGACTGGCTGGTGGGAATCATATTCATATTCAATCTGTAGCATCACTCGTTTGGTTTATACAGCATGATTTCACAACACGACCATTAAATGTTGAAGTTTGTGATACTAATTATAATGTAATTTTTCCAGAATCAACTCAGTATATAGATTCAAATACTGTAAAAATAATCTTTCCTATTGCTCAAGCAGGATATGCCTCAATAACTATGGGAGAAGGATCTTCTGGAACTTCTGGTTCTGCTGGATCTTCTGGAATAACATATGCTTCTTCTGGCTCTGCTGGCTCTGCAGGAACTTCTGGATTTACAGCTCCTCAGCCGCAAGCCGCCGCTGGACATCTTCAATTTTATTATGATGCGACCACACTTGGAGGACATGCAAATTTACTTATAGACAACGTAACTACGCCAACTCAATTGGCCGCTAATATGCCCATCTATTCTTCAAGTGGAGTTACTGGAGTAGCGGCTTTCAAAGTACACGGAACTACTGGACTTGATGGAGCAACAGTAACTTCTTCTACTGTTAATGTAGGAGGAACTTTAACTACACAAGCTATTATTCCTGTTGCAAATAATACACATGATATTGGTACATCACAAATGGTGTATAATGACATGTATGCAGTTACGTTTAATGGAAGAGCAACATCAGCAAACTGGTCTGACTTGGCCGAGAGATATGAATCTGATGAAATCTATGATCCAGGAACTGTTTTAGCAATTGGAGGAACAAAAGAAGTTACTTTGTATCAAACTGAAATGCCTTATGCTGGTGTTGTTTCAGATAAACCCGGATTGAGAATGAATGATGGTATAAAACAAAGAGAAAATGAATTTATGATTTTTATTTGTTTGAAAGGAAGAATATTAGTTAAGATCGAGGGAGGATGTAACAAAGGAGATTTTATTATAGCTCATAATGATGGAACTGGAAAAGTTATAACTAAATACGAATATACGCCTCATAAACATGATTTAATTGGAATAGCATTATCTAATAGTAATGCGGGATTTGTTGAAGTAAAGGTATAATATGGGATCACCGTGTCCAGCTAATTTAACAGGATTAACAGTAGTAGTAGGAACAGTAGTAGATGATGCTGAATTTACTACTGTACGAGATTCTATTAATGCTGAATTTACTCGTAGAGGATTATCAACATCTTCATGGATAGGTTATGTTGATCCTATTGATGCTGATGTTTATAATGAAATGCGAAATGAGCTTAATACAAAATTGGGAGGAGTAACTCCTCCTTCTCCTGCACCTTCACTAGGAGGTACAGTTGCGGTTGGTGAAGTGATCACGGCTTCTGGACATTCTCCTGCATCTATGAATGACTTGATTGAACATTTGGATGAATGGAAAGTTGCTTGTATTTGTGATTGTAACTATTGTACCTGTGACTGTAACTATTGTACCTGTGACTGTAACTATTGTACCTGCGACTGTAACTATTGTACCTGTGACTGTAACTATTGTACTTGCGACTGTAACTATTGCACTTGTAATTGTAATCATTGTCCGTGTAATTGTAATTATTGTACTTGTAATTGTGCATGGAGCAAATGAATTATGCCTATTTTAATTAAAGCCAGTGAAGATGTTATTATAATAGATGATGAATTAAAAGAAATTAATGTAGAAGAATTAAATGATTTTTTATATGAACATTTAAAATCAAGTAAAATATGTACTATTTATGAATTATATCCAGAGACTAATTTAGTAACATATGTCTATTGTATTCGTCCTCAAAATATAAATTATGAAGATTTTTATGAAGCATTTAACAATTATTTTATAAAATGTCAAATAAGTTATTCGTATCAAACCAGTATTCCTGTTGCATTATATTCAGTTTTAAAAGAAAATGGGCATTTAAGTAAAAATGAACTTTATAAAATGATTGAACATTCAGACGAATATGTAGAATATGGTATTGAGCCTCTTGTAAAGTCATTAATCGAATTTCCTGGAATTGAAATTATAGAATCGTGTCATGGTCATTATGATAAGAATAGCCCTGTAGTAGATAATGATTGGGTGTGTTATGCTTTTGTAGTATTTGGAGCATCAGATTTTGAGAATTTAAATATATTTTCTTTGGCATTACAAAAACAAATCACTCGTATGTTTCAATATTTCCAGCTTGATGATGTGCAAGTTTGGTCTGTAAAAGATTGGTATAAGAGAAATGGATTATTAACGAATTTTAGTTATAATAAGGATAAGGGAACTGTTTTTGAAATAGCTTTTAGATATGAAGTAGCAGAGCAGAGTAAAATATTTCAAATGATAGAATATTTAGGACAGCAATTACATTATGAAAAATTATAAAGAATTCCCAGAATATGTTAGAAAGTTGCCATGGAAATTTGATGTTGAACGTTTGCAGAAAGAACTTCAGCCCATTAAACCTTTAATGGTAATATGGGATTATGGTGCTAGTCATGAGGTGGGGGCGGGGAAAGGTTTTAGTTTTTTACATTCTGAAGATTGTTCTGATGATGAAAAAACAACCCAAGGTATTTATAGTCATCCAAGCCTTCATCATAAACGTGTAGATAAATCATATGCTTTTGAGATTAAACATAATTTTAAAAATCGTGAACATATGAATGGAACATTAATAAGTACTAAATTAAAAAAAACTAGAAGTACTTATCATCAAAATTCAGGAGTGTTTAATGAAGATTATAAACATACAGAATTTTATAATGTTTATAAAACACTTTCTAAATATTATATAATAGATAAATTTCGTATCATCATGTTACCACCGTTTTCGACTGTAGATTGGCACAATGATGCTGATGAAAGTTTACATATTCCTTTAGAAATAAATCCAGCTTGTCGTTTTGTTATTGATAATTTATCTTATTATTTGCCTGCAGATGGTAGCACATATCAATCTGATAATTGTTTTCATCATACTATTTTTAATGCAGGAACTACAGATAGATATAATCTGTTAGTAGGTGTTACGGGTTATAAAGAAGGATCTTATAGATTATGTCAACATTATATTAGACCAGAATTTGATTCACAATTAAATGATACTGAATATGTTGCTAAACCCATTAAAGAAGTAACACATGAAGAATTGTGGAAAGCAGAGGATTATAAATGATACAAGAAACAGAAGATA